CCGAGTGAAATACCGGTTGATATAGATACATCAGGCCCCGAGGTCGATGTAGATATAGAAACGAAAGAAGAAACAGTAGAAACTGCTGCGGAAACAACGACACAAGAACCAAAAGAAGAACTAAAAGAAGAAACAAAGGAAGAAAAAAAAGAAGAAACAAGCACAAAGGAAGAAGACACAAAATTAGAAGACTACAGTAAAGGTGTTCAATCACGTATTGCTAAACTTACTCGTAAGATGAGAGAAGCAGAACGAAGAGAAGCTGCAGCTGTAGAATATGCTAATGCGTTAGAAAAGAAAAGAAAATTAGATCTAGAAAGATTTAACAAAGTCGATTCTGAATATAACACTAAATTTGCAGAGTCTGTAAAATCAGAAATGGAGTCGGTCCAAAAACAATTGGCCACAGCCATTGAGGCTGGTGATGCAGCTGCGCAAGTTCAAGCAAACAAAAGAATTGCTGAGTTAGCTTTTGAAGACGCTAAACTTAAGCAAAAAGCATCAAATGTTAAACAGGACGAAGAACCTGTTAAACTTTCTGATGGTGGAAACTTACCAAAAGAAACACCACGACAAATGCCTCAAGCTGATCCTATGGCTGAAGAATGGGCAAGTAAAAATACATGGTTTGGTGTAGACCGAGCTATGACATTTACTGCATTCGAAATTCATAAAGATTTAGTAGAAAAAGAAGGCTTTGATCCTAAATCAGGTGACTATTATGAAGAGATCGATAAACGTATAAGAGTTGACTTTCCTCATAAATTTGGTAATACTGAAACTAGACAAACGAACAGGGCCGTTCAGTCGGTAGCTTCAGCGACAAGAAGCTCAAAACCTGGTCGCAAACAAGTGAGACTCACATCGTCTCAAGTAGCAATAGCTAAAAAATTAGGTGTGCCACTAGAAGAGTATGCTAAACAATTAAAACTCACGGGAGGAGCATAAAATGGAAAAAGATAAAAAAACTTCACGTGCGGCTGTAACACGGTCAAAGACTGAAAGACCAAAAGTGTACAAGCCACCTTCATCTCTTGATGCACCACCAGCGCCAGACGGTTTTAGGCACAGATGGATCAGGGCTGAATCAGTAGGTTTCCAAGATAGTAAAAATATTTTTGGAAGACTTAGAGAAGGGTATGAATTAGTGAGAGCTGATGAATACGGTGATTCAGACTACCCAGTTGTTGCGGACGGTAAATACGCTGGAGTCATAGGAGTCGGAGGCTTGCTCTTGGCAAGGATACCAATAGAACTCGCGCAAGCTCGAATGGACTATCAGAAAACACTTACTGAAGGACAGGACGAGTCAGTTGAAAACGACCTTCTAAAGGACCAAGACAAAAGAATGCCTATCAAAATTGATAGAAGTTCGAAGCACACTTTCGGTGGTACAAAGAAGTAATTCTCAAACTATCGATAGTTAATATAAACCCGTACTGGAGGCCGTTTAACGACGGCAGGTACATTAAGGAGTAAGCACAATGGCTAACAAACAAACAGCTGGTTTCGGTCTTGAAGCTTCTGGTGTAATGGGACAAACTCCCGCTACTTCAGGTCAAGGCAGATACTGGATAGACGCTGCTGATGCTACTGCGATATACAATGGTGAACTCGTAAGAATCACTGCTGGTTATGTCGTAACTGCACAGGCAGCTATAACAAACCCTACACAGGGTGTGTTTAACGGTTGTTTCTACAACGATGCAACTACATTAAAGCCAACTTGGGTAAATTATTATCCAGGTGGTATTACTCCAGCGAACAGTGAAGACATTAAAGCGTATGTATTAGATAATCCTATGCAAATATACAATGTAGTAACTGATGCACAAATCGCAGCGAACGTTCCAGCTTCTCATGCTAAAATCATGGAAACTTATGGAATGAACGTTTCGGCTACATCAGGCACTGCTTCTGGCGGAAGATCATCTTCTACGCTAAAAGTCTCTGCTGGTTCCAACGCAACAGCAAATCAATTTAGATACTTAGGTGACGCAGAGGATCCTGAGAACAGCGATGTAACTGCAGCTTTTGCTACAGTTAGAGTTGTACAAAGTCTAAACGATTTGATAATGGGAACATAATAGGAGCATAATATGGCAATATCACGAGCACAACTAGTCAAAGAACTAGAACCGGGCCTGAATGCACTATTCGGGCTGGAGTACAAACGGTATGACAATGAGTCATCCGAAATATACGTAACTGAATCAAGTGACAGAGCTTTCGAAGAGGAAGTAATGTTATCTGGATTCGCTAACGCAGATGTAAAAGCAGAAGGTCAAGGCGTTTCATACGATCAAGCGCAAGAGACTTACACTGCTCGTTACACTATGGAAACAATTGCATTAGCATTTGCAATCACAGAAGAAGCAATAGAGGACAACCTTTATGACAGACTTTCTTCTAGATATACAAAAGCTTTAGCAAGATCCATGAGCAATGCTAAGCAAGTTAAAGCAGCAGCACCTTTGAACAATGGTCTACCGTCAGTGGCGGCAGCATCAGCGTTCCAAACAGGTGATGGTGTAAACTTGTTCTCTACATCACATACTACTATCAGTGGTACAAATGTAGCGAACACGCTAGCAGTTCAAGCTGACTTAAACGAAACTTCATTAGAACAAGCACTGATTGATATCGCTGCTTTCACTGATGAGAGAGGTTTAAGAATCGCAGCTAAAGGAGTGAAAATGATCGTTCCTTCTGCGAATCAGTTCAATGCTGAGAGAATATTAAAGTCTCAAGGTAGAACTCAGACAGCTGATAATGACATCAATGCAATCAACTCAATGGGAATGATTCCTCAAGGTTACAGAGTGAACCATTTCTTAACTGATTCTGATTCATTTTACATTATCACGGACGTTCCAAATGGTATGAAACACTTTGAAAGAACTCCATTGACAACTTCAATGGAAGGTGATTTTGATACTGGTAACGTTAGATACAAAGCTAGAGAAAGGTACGTCTACGGATGTTCTGACTTTAGAGGTATCTTCGGCGTTGAAGGTGCGTAATCTAAAATAATTTATGGGGCCGCCTTAAAACGGCCCCATTTATCCAACAAATTGGTGAGATATATGAAAAAATTTAGAATTCAAATTTACGCTTATAAAATGCAAGCAGATTTTATAATTAAATCTTTGGATGGTCCACTTGATATTGAAAACGCTATCATTGACAGATTGGGAAAAAATGATATAAAGTGGGAGTCTCTTGGAGAAATGCATGATCCAAGAGTAAATAGAATAACCTATGAGGAGGTTATAAATGGAGATGCAACA